ATCGCGGGAAAGTTAGCCATTAGATGCCCACCTTGCGCCGCGTGGAATTACTGTTCTGGATGCGATCAAGAGTCATCGTCATCCCGCGTTTAGCGCCATCGCGTGTTGATGCACGCCTGGTTTCAGCCATTGCTTGCTCAAGCTGATCACGACTTACATATTCCACTCCATTGATGCTAGTGCTCTGGAAGCTCATATTGAGCACTGGAGATCCATTGCCGCCGCCACTTTGGCGATCCATTGCTTCACGTAATCCGCTGGCATCCACTCCCAGGCGCCCGCCAGAGCCACGGCTAAGTGGCATGATGGCTTCTGGACCAGCCTCGCCCATCTGGCCCATCTTCATCGCGCCACCATCAGCAAATTTGAACAGGGTGGGGGAGCTGACGATCGAGTTGGTGAAGGCGCCGCCCTTGGCGAAAGGCTGGAATCCTGGCCCTTCAAGCATGGATCCTGGATTAAAGCTGAAGCTCTGTGCTTGGGCATTGTCAAGAGGCTTAAAGCCGCCACTACTACCAAGCCCTGCGAATATCCTGGCAATACCAATGGCAATATAAGTGGCGATCATTTGCTGCGCCGCTTGTAGCAGAGCATCACCCACACTCTTTAGGAAACTAGCAAAAACTTCTCGCGCAGTTGCCGTGCCACTGATCAAACCAGCCACTCCAGTTGTCATGGCTGTAGCAAAGGCATCACCAATGGCAAGGACAGAAGATTTGACAGCGCCATTGCGCGTTTCAAGAAGCGTAAGTTGATTTTGCAATTCAGCGAAGCGAGCAGCTTCATCTTGAGAACGGCCTTCTTTAATTGCTTCTTCATACCTTGCGCCAGCATCGCCTATGAAACCAGCAGCAAGTCCAGCGCCTCCCAGAGGTGTGGCCATTTTAATTGCACTAATCATCGCTGCTTCTTTTTGAATTTGTATGCCTCTCAATGTTTCATCATTTTTAGCTTTTTCTGCAGCAGTTGCGCGATTTAGGCCTTGAGTAAGCACATCAAGAATTACCGCACGCTGTTCTTCCGTTAAATTAGCCTTTTTCAACTCTTCATCAAAGATCTTCATCAAATGAGTGTGACGACTTTCCATCTCAATTAGCTTCAGTCTGTAATTGATGGTATTTTCATCTACGCCTTCTGCCATGAGACGATTGCGCTCTACTAGAAGTTTATTGTCCAGTTCTAAATTAGGCACGCCAAATGCTTCATCCACGTAAGATGCGACAACTTTCATTATTTCACTATCTTTCAAAAGCAAGCCATTTTTTTCTGTCAGCAAGATATTGCCTCGCTTGATTTCCGCATTAGCGGCTGCCAGCATGTCTCTGTTTTCGTTGCTGCCTACTTTCCGAGGAGCGCCTGCATCCATTGCACTCGGACGAACAAAATAGCCGCTCTTGAAATAGTCCAAATCAGGGTAGTTGCCGGCCTTGAGTCCTCTTTTTCTTGATTGATGAAAAACATTATTGCCGCCAGTGTACACACCAACATGAGGAGTATCGCCGGGGCGTCCAGTTGCCACAATATCGCCCGCCTGTAGCTTGCTCCAGTCAGTCATCGTTTTGCCAGCTTTCCTGACAGTATCCGCCCAAGCCGTTACTCCCGGCAGGGAAATTCCTAATGACTTGTAAAACGCTTTAACTGATTCTGAGCACATATTGGCGATGCCCGTAAATTTAGCGGCCTCACTGGATGCCTTTTGTAATTGGGCAGTTGAGAAACCGCCTCCGACTGCAATGCCTATGCCTGCCCCGCCGGCTACTTTCCCTTGCACTTGCATTAGATCAAGCTGAGCATCCATCATTGCATCAACGCGCTTGCGCTCGGCATTCTGCAAATTGCGAATAAATTGAAGATTAAGGCGCTCTAGGCGATTGGCTCCTAATTCTTGTACGTCCCTAAGGTTATCTTGCAATTGCTTCTCTAGTTCATAACGAGCTTTAATCCGCTCAATTTCAGCTTGGTTGTAAGCATTGGCAAGCTGATCACGAAGACGCTCAAAGCTTTCAAGGGATTGCTGGTTTTTATTTGCATCAGCGTCAGCTCCTAGTCCGCCTCCCTGAACTCCGCCATTGCCAAGTGCGGCTCCAAAACTAGACGGCTGAAAAGGAGCGAAAAGATTCTTCATCATTTCGCTTATTCTTTGTTGCTGTGTTTTTTGGGCTCCTTCCCCTTTCGCGTCTTTTGCTAGTTCTACGTCCAAGGCTTCTTTATACATCGTAAAGCGCTCCCCGCCGAACAGTCCATACCCCTCCAGTGGGCGACCCTCAAAAGCTTTATCAACTGCCGCCTGCGCTCTTTGTTCAGGCCCTCCCGCTGCTCGCCGTGATTCGTCCGCCAAAGAAGAAAGAGCATTGATTCCTCTCGCAAAATTCTCAAAAATAAACTTAAAGAAGGAAGTGAGAGGAGGGATAAGCGTATCAATGAGCCCCGAAAAAATGTTGTAAATATCTTGAGCAGCGACGGCAACAGTCGCCACGACTTGTTGGAATCCTTTTTGATTCGCAATGGCAAAATTGATTAAGTCCGTCGCGTAAGTTTGAAATCCTGCTCCTACCTTTTGAAAGAAGCCTCCGTAGGCAAGTTGCATGGATTGAATGGCGACTGCCAGTCTGGGGCCTGCATTTTCTGGCGCACTAGCAAGGATGTCAGCGGTGGTTCCATATCTCTTGCCGAGTTCATCCAAGAATTTAATAAAATCATCAAGAGTAACTTCTCCTTTGGATAAGAGCTCGTCCAGTTCTTTAGCTGCGACTCCCGATGAGTCGGCAAAAATTGTAAATGCACCAGCGAGTCGTTCGCCAATTTGCTGCCGAAGCTCTTCAGCGCTAACTTTGCCCTTGCTGAATACCTGCGAAACAGCCAAAAGTGCTCCGTTCAGATCCTCGGTGCTGCCGCCTGTCGCGACAATGGCTGAAGATATTCCATTGAAAGCTTTTACAGTGGTTTCTGTGTCATATCCAGCTCCTCGTACACTGGCCTGTAATTTGGTAAATTGCTTAGTTGCATCAGTTATTGGAAGCAAAAACTTTTGACCAATGCTGGATGCAGCATCAAGAGCCTTATTGAAATCTGTCTGGCTTGAGGTGACGCCGGCCAAAGCTATTCGAGATTTGTTGTATTCAGCGGAAATTTTTGCAACTGCCGCTGCTTGCGCTATCAAGTTGTCCGTGAGTTGACCAACGGCTGCGCCAGCAAAAGCACCAGGTACTCCTCCCGCTAAGCCTCCTGCAATACCACCAAGCGCGCTACCTACGCCACCACCAAGCCCTCCTCCATAGAGAAAAGCTCCACCCGCTGCCCCCGCACGTTGACCAGCGGTTAAAGGCTTTTTGCTGATGCGTTGTATGCCTTTTTCTGTTTTTTGAATTTCAGCATTGACCGCCTTCCACCTATCTGTACTAGGAGATATGGCATTTGCTTCGATTTTGAGCAACTTTAATCTTGCACTTAATTGATCAAGACTTCCCGGCCTAAACGCTCCAAGATTTTCACGCAGTTGAATTGCCTCAGCCGCTTGATCCGCCTTCTTTAGTTCTCCCTGAATGCGTCCAATTTGCTGCTGAAAGCTTGCCCACTCTTGAGAATTAGGCTTGATTTGGGAGGCTTCAATTTGGAGCGCCTGTAATTCTTTACTAAGACGAACCAGGGAGCCTTTCTCAAAAGATTGAGCTTGTCCACGCAATCGCAATGGTTGTCCAATAAGTTCTCCGCGTTCCCTCTGCCCCTCGCGAAAGCCAATGGCGGCTTGCGTGGAGCGAAAGGCTCCACTGCCAATTTGCAGACGCGACAACTTGCGCTGCATTTCATTGATATGCTTGTCAAGGGCTTTAAATGTAATGCCAATGCCACGAGTAAGCCGTGACGTGTCAAGATCAAGAACGACTTTACTTCCGGCCTTCTCTACCCTTGCTACAGAGGAAACAACTCGATCCAGCTCCTTGATGACATCAGAAGCATTGGAAGAAAAATTGATTGTATATTGAGCCATGATTAACGCCTCAGTGAATCACCAATAATTTGAACCATTTCATCAATTTCCTGTAAAGTGTTTTCTGTCCAAGGTCGAGCAGGATTCATTCCACCGTTTTTTGCTTTATAACCGTCATGAACGCCTTGAGCATGTTCCGCCGTCCATTGAAATTCCTCAGAAGAACGGCCAATCTTTCTTCGCTGCTTGCTGTTTAGCAAACTTCCGCTATCAACAATATCCCTAGGTTCAGTGACAATTTGCCCATTCTTTCGCCTTGTCACGCCTTCTGGTCCTTTCCAGTCCCATTGAACATCCATAATTTGCTGGTCAAAATTTTTGTCTGCCCAGTCCATTGTGGCTTCAAAAATGCGCCCATTGATGCCATACAGTTTTTTCAATGGCAAGGCATCGTCATCTTTGATTTTGATGCCAGCAAATTTTTGCAACCGATTGCCTAGTCCAGCCGCTACATTGAGCAATTTTTGAATGGAGCTATCCGCTTGAAAAGCGCTGCTTTCAAACCGCACAGTGTAGCTCATTTCTTTTTATCTTTCATTCTATATCCTATAGCTTAAGACAGTTCTGGCCCAATTATGCCTACAACGGCAGGCGGAAGTTTTTCATTTTTCATTGCCCACTTCATTGCACTAATCGTAGATTCCTTCAAGCCACTGGCCTCTTTCATTTTTTCAAACGGCAGGAACGATTCTAGGGACACTGTGCTTCGTTTTCCGCCTAATGCACTATGCACTAAACAAGCTAATTTTGCCACTGCCACGCTATCAGCATTGATGGTCTGCTGCTTTTGCTTCACTAAATTTTCGCTAACGCTTTTTAAGAAGCGAACTGGCA